AGAGCCGCCCCCGTGAGGGGGCGACTCTCTTTAGAGTGACATAAGGTCGCTTATACGGCAAGTCCGATAAGAGCACGGTCATCTACACAGATGCGGCCCTCTTCAACTTTACCGTAGTAACCAATCTTGTTCTGGCGAACAGAGAACTGGTCATCAACGAGCACTTGGAAGTCAGAAGGAGTTCCTTCACCGATAACCGTAGGACGGATAAGAGCATCCTTACTGCGGTCGATACCGATGAGAATCTCATCAGCAGCGGTAGACCAAGTTCCTCCACCACCACCTACAACAGTAGCACCTTCAGAAGCTACGATAGCGCCGAAGAGCTTGTTGAACAGTTGACCGACACCCATCTGGTTGATCTCCATGATGTTGATTCCGTAGAAGGAAGGGAGACCAGCAGCACTGTAAAGCTCTTGACGCAAAGCCTCAGGAGCAGGAAGGCTATCCTTAACAGAATCCGTGTAAGGAGCCGAAGTAGTGTTGACAGGGTTGTAAGCCATAGCGCGGAGTTCCTCGACCATTTCTGGGGAAACCAGAAGATCAGAGATTCCAGCTTTAACGCCACCTACAGGAGTGCCTCCACTCCATGAGCTATTAATGCGCTTACTCTTAGTGATTAAGTTGTTAAAGTCAGCAAGGACAAAACGACCTTCGGACTCAGACGCGATGATCTGATTACCTGCGGTATTGTTTGTTCCCTTACCTTTTACCAAAGCAGTTGCGAGCACGTTAAACGCAGTCTTAGTCTGCTTGAGCATAACTTCTTGAGCCATCCTAGTGAAAGTCTTGCTGACAACATCAGTCCTAGCACTACGGACATACTTGCGATCAAACGCAAGAGCACTGTCCAGAGTGTAAGTCTGAAATTTGAGTTCGTTGTGAGCAGGGAAGACCTGACTGTAAGGAAGACCACCAGCGACCTGCTGAGAATACACCTGAATGTAGTTCTCATCAGTGATATCGTGGAAAAGATCCAGAGGTAAAGACGGATTGTCATCCTCTCCATAGGAAATTGTGCTATACAGATTTCCAACAGTTGGAGCGTTATTGATAACCTCGGAGACAACTGGTCCGATAAAATCGGCAACCGCCGCCTGAGCCTCGTAAGCCTCTTCACGATTATTAGATCCCATTGCCTTAATTAAGGCCAACTGATCTTCAGTTCTTTTAATTGTGATTTTCATGATCGTAAAAAATTAGCATTCAAGTTTAAGGATTGCATATGGACCAGCGAACGCATCAGTAGTTGGACCAGAGATCCTGTTACCAGTTGCGATGAATATTCCAACTTTGTGAGCGTGTTTGATGTGGTGAGTAGCATCCGAAGGTGAAACACCAGTGATCGTTCCGTTATCAGATGGCAAAGCGAAGGAATTGATCGGAGGAGCTTTTCCATCGGCCAAGCCTTTAACATTGATAGTGAATAATCCTCTAGTCGCAACAGGAACTGCCTCGCCAGACACAACACATTGAAGCTCTTCCTTCTTCTCTGGATAGTAAAGAAGGTTCTCTCCATTTTCATCTTTGCTACGGACATCCCGTAACATGATTCCCAGCACTTGGGTTCCACCGCCTGTATCGCTTACCTTAGTAACCTTGTAGGGAACTTCAGGGTAAAGAGAAAGACCGTTGCCCAAAGTATTATCGTAAGAATTTGAATCAGTTCTTTCGACATATTTGACAGGCTCATCTGAAAGGTTAGCTGAGCTTACCTTAACAAGAGAACCCGCTTCGCCCGTTTCCAAATCATATGAATAGAAATTGATAACATCATTTTCGTCATATTGACGGAAGGGCAATAAACGTGTGATTTCGTTAGCCATGATTAGTTAATTGTTGAATTAAGATACCTCTACCTCAAAGCTCTCCTTGAGCTTCTCGATGAGAGAAAGTTTTTCACTAGCGTTTCCGTTATTGTTGGGGAGAGAAGCCTCTGCCTCGTCTCCTTCTGCTTCCAAAGCTTCTTCTGGAGCCTCTTCTGCTTCCTCATCTTCGCCCTCTTCTGGGTCGCCGTCCTCTTCGCCTTCTTCGCGATTAGCAACAGCTTCGTCAATGCGAGCTTTGATTTCAGCTTCTTGAGCCTCAATATTCTTTTTAAGCTTATGAGCAAAAATAACGCTAAGTTTTTCCTTGTAGGAATTAAAGTCTTCTTCGGAAGAACCAAGCTCCTTAACTTCAGCGGTAACAAGAGCCATTTCCTTTTCATTAAGGTCATAGTCATTGTCAATGAAGTTCATGCGATCATTAAAGAGATCGACCGCAGCTTTTGCTTCGACTTCGCTCTTAAGGGCATCGAGTTCTTCTTTCGTCTGCTTAAAGGAGCTTTTCATCTCCTCAAGCTCTGCCTCGGCTTGCGCCTTAGCTTCCCTCTCAACGTCCATCTTGGCTGTCCAAGACTCGTTGTGTTCTACGAGAGTATCGCGGATAGTCTCGCTAACAGTTTTAGCCTCAGAGCCTTCCTTCACTGCGGAAGCAACGCTCTTGGACAACTGAGTAATAAGTTGGTCGAATTGTTCTTTATCCATATTAAAAATGTTTTTTAATTTGTCACTCTTTACATTAATGTTTGTGTTTAGGGAAATTTTTTCTATATTTTTATCTTCAGGCTCGTTTTCTGAAGTATAAATTCCTTTAACGGCAGCAGCAGGGTTTCTTGTTAACGCTGCTCCCAAAGGGTATGTCTGACCAACAATTAATCTATTAACAGGCTTGCCATCTGGGTCTTCTCCCTTGCCACCCAAACCCTTGACATATTGTTTTAAGTCTTCTTTTTCAGCACCTTCTGCTATAGTTGAGTCTTGTAATAATTTTGACCCTACAGCTACCTCAAAATCTTTAAATGCAAGTTCCCAGCTTGTAGATATGCTTTGATAGGACTCTTCCTCCTTGTCAGAAGATTCTACAATTGCTTCTGCTAATTCTGGATATACTTGCTTATAGATTAACCCAGCCGCATTCATGTAAAAGGGTTCTGTCTTGTTGGCGTAAGACTCAATATCGTTGTTTTTAAAGTCAAACTCTCGGTCAGAGAAGGACGCATTGATCATATGTCCAACAATTTTATCTTTTTTGTGCTCAATATTTATTGGCTTATTGATAAATCTTTTTACAGCGGCTACGGCAGTCTTAGCATCAATGCCGTCTCCGTTTTTATTGAACTCATTAACTTTTGCTAAGTTAAAGACCACTGGCAATACGTCGATATTTTGATCTGGGTTAAAGTCATCTGGCAACAGAGATTCTGCCGCCTCTTGGATAGCTCCTTGAGAAAGACCAAATAACTCAAACTCCTCGTCTTTTATCTCCCTAACCCTGCCTTCAAATAAGCAAATATTAAAATCATCCAATGACATATTCACTATTACACAGAAATTTGAGTAGAATGATATAAAATTGCTGACGACAAATCATCTAGCTGATGTTCAGATCCTACTTCTAGAATTTTTTCATGAACCCCGAGGGCAGTGAGCTTATCTAAATCTTTGACTATTTCTGATAAAGATTCCTCCCACTCACTACTATCTTTTGCTATTACAATTGACTCACAAACCTGAGTAACCATTTCTTTCTTTTGTTTGGACATTCTCTTTAATCCAAACTTAGATGCAAATTCTCTAAAGGCTAATAATTCAAATTCATTTATTTTTTTAGTAGCCTCTACAATATGTTTCTTTGAGAAAGTTTTAGAATTAGAAACACCTAGAGGTCTGCCACCAGAAGGAGCGACAGGAGGAGTTTCCGTTGGTTTTTGAGCATCTTTAGGCTCAGGGTCTCCACCTTTAGGAACACCCTCGTCGTATAAATTAATTGTATTAACTAAGGGCATATAATGACCACGCTCCCTGTCATCTTTAAATTTATCTTGAGCCTTTTCCATTTCTTTTGGCGCAGGAAAGGAACCAGTGTGGACAACCTTCATGCCTTGCTCTGGAGTAAGAACACCTAACTCCATAAGCCTTGTAGCGAGCTTGGCCAAGTTGCTATCATCCATTGTATCTGTTTTTGCAAATTTAGCTACAGGCCATGATCTCAACCCAGCACCTTTACAGACTCTTGCTATTTCAGGATTAATAAAATCATTAAGAAATGCTCTTCTGGACTCCTCCAGCCTCTGGAAAAACACTTTCATTTTTATGTGGCCATCAGAATACTTTGAGTCACCGATTAATACATTTTGAAGCCCGTCCTGAATATCTTTGTTAAGAACTTCGTATTTAGCGGGGCCAACAACCTTCCTTATGTCAGGTATAACAAAATCTGCTTTTGTGGTGTAATCCGAAACCAAAACTCTTCCGACACTTTGATTTTTGAAAATCTGTTGCATAGCGGCTAAGTTCTTGTGGTTGATTCCCCCCTTGTCTGGCTCATTACCCATTGTTACAAGTAGAACAACATTTTCAATAGACCTGCTAATTGCCTGATCAATGTTTTTTAATTCTATTTTTCTATTTAAATCATCAAGCACAGAGTAACCTACAGGAATAGCCATAGGCTCATAATCTTGTTTTTTAGAGAAAATAATATGAAGCATCAAAGGGTCTAGTTTAATCTGGACCCTAGGCATAGCATAACCCGCTTTTCCTGAGGTCTTTATAGACTCTCTTGCGTCTTCTGGCAGAGATTCAAACAACTCTTTTTCATCTTCTGTAGTTGGATTTTGTAGCCTAGCGATTTCAAAAGGAGTCAAAACTTTAAAATACTCATAACCACTAAAAGAAATTCCACCCTTTGTTGCTATGTCGCTTGGGTTAATAAGCAAATATCTAATTGGTATTTCTTTCCTGACACTAGCACCATATGTCTCCAACATTTTTTGAGAGTTTTTTAATGGTATCTTGCCGTCCAAACGATAAAGAAACACATTGCCAGAACGATAATACTCTCGAAAGTATTGTGCTTTTAGATCATGCATCCTGATTCTTTTGAACCAAGCCTCCACAAATTTCCTTGATTTTTCGTTACCGCCCTCGACATAAATATCTGAGTCAGCAAACTCTGACAAAAGATCTATAGTGCCTCGAAAATTAGCTATATTAAAATAAGCTTTCTGACATAACTCGACAGCCTCGCTTACATCTGCTGAATCCTTTGAATAATTGTATGGTAAAATTCCATCTTTAATATTATCAAACTTTCCTGACAAACCGCTTTTTGCCACCCTATTAGTCCTTACAGCAGTTCTACTGGTAGGACCATCCAACCTAGATGCTTTACTGGACTCTAAAATAGAATCCCCTATCAACTGTGGAGAGGACTCTTCATCTTGAGCATTTACTAAATTTTCTATGGGTTGTTCCTTTTTCTTGAACTTGGCCCAATATTCTGATCGTTTGGTATATTTCCGAGGCATATCAAAGTTTACACTAAAGTTATAAAAGTTACTTTTAAACTTTTCAAATCGCAAATGGAACAAATGTTGTATCGGCCCTCTTCTCTGGAGTGGCGTTCTCAGCATCGAAATAAACCTTGGCGAACCAATTCCCTAAAACCAGTGCGGAATAAGAGTCTTTTCGCGCTCTGTTTGGTCCTTTTTGTCTTTTTAAATTTTGAGGTAAGTTAAAGGACTGAGAACCCTGCGGGTTAGCTATTACTTCAATATTAGCACATTCTGCTTTTGTTAATTCTACAATTGACTTTTGGTGATCAATCAGGTCAATCATCATCGCGCCTTTTGAGGCTTTTGGTGCCTTTATGTCCCATTTTAGTTTTTCTATTGGTAAATTCTTTTTTCTCTGTGAATCAAAGTGAGAGTCTATAGCTCTAGAAGCAAATAAAATTCTTTTGTGGTCTATTGCTGCTTGAAGCATCTCATTAGCATTTCTTATCCAGTTGGATGTAGGTTTCCTTAGTATGCAGTAATTCTTTTCTCTTACATTGTATTGATTTTTAAAACTTAAAATATCAGAGTGCCAGTTCTCTGGTTTTTCTAAATCAACATCAATTACTCCAATTTTAATATCATTCTCTTTAAACAAAGCACTCTCGTTGCAAGAGTTTATAAACTGAACTCCTCCGTTGTAGTCACCGCATATACCGACAATATTAAAATGTTGTATTAAGTATAAGAAATATTCCATATGTTGCTTTAGAGACACACCTGCTATTGCATAGCTATGAACTAAGCAGATCTTTTGACTGTCTCGATCTATCTTAAATACATGCATGGCAAAATGGTCAGCATTGGTGTTACCAGCCCAGTTGGGGTCAAAAGCAAGAAGATATTCGTCACTAGGGTTGCCTACAACCTCGACAGCAGGGAACTCTCCATCAGGGATTGTGCAAGCTGCCATTTTTGATAATCTGAAATACCCATCACTCTCATCTATAAATTGTGCGCCAAATTCTCTTTTGAACTGCATCTCACTCATAGTAGCCTTAGCTTGTTTAAGCAGGTTTTGATCATATAGCCTTGGAGGAGCGCAGTCATAACTTAACTGCATAATCAGTCTATAAGCATCATCTTTAAAGTCGTCTTCCTCTTCCCCCAAACCCTCTTTGACTGCTAGGCCATCTATTAAGTCTACATATTTTTTATAGAGTTTATACATATACTCAAACTTAAAGGATGGAGATGAAAGAATTATTAACTTGTTGTTAGGCCAGATATATCTGTCCTTTTCTGTCATCTCGCCTTTGTCGATTAATTTGGATTCTAAGTTGTATAACTCTTCCCTCTCGATAGGATTCTCTACCACCCCAAGGAAAGGTATAATAACTTCATTAAATATCTTTTCAGGTATAGTTAAGAACTCATCCAATACAATCCTGTTAAATCGAAATCCACGAAGTCTATCACCGTTAGCTAACGGAAGGGCTATCGCCCTAGCCTTACCTAAAGTCATAGTCCATTGGTCAGTTCCTTTTTGTATTTTAAATCCACACTCTTTGATTAGGCTTGCTTCTGATTTAGAGACAATATCCTCCATCTTTTGGAAGATCTGTTTTGATTGCCTAAAGCTACCTGCAATAACACCTATATTTGCATTAGGATTAAGTAGACACTCTAGTAAAACATAAATGGCTGTAGAGAATGTCTTCGACATACCCCGCGAAAATACGAACATGGAGTAGTCAGAAACCATCATCCCTTTGATGGCCATTGCCTGAAACGGAAATAATTTAACCCCTAAAAATAACTCAGAGGTAAATGCTATATTGTTCCGTAGAAACTTATACAGCAAATACTTTGCCTCTTCTTCTTTGATACTGCCTTCAAGTTCTCTAAGAGTCTTATTTAACTCTTGTGAAGAATGTTCAAGCCGATATCCTTGTTTTCCCTTTGTCCAAGACATTTACTCGTTCATCTATAAAATATTGTAAGTCTGTATTCCACAATCCGTCTCCATAGTGCAGAATTAGTGGAATGATTTTTTTAG